TGATTAAGATAGACCTTACCTTCAGCCTCAGCAGATAGCTGAGACATATAAAAGATTGCACACTCATGTTGCTTGGCTATCTGTCTTGCATGAATTGCATTTGCCTTGAGTGCCTCATCAGGTCTAGCAAAGCCACCTGACTTGGCAAACTTATCTCCCATGTCTAGTATAACTACATCAGGTTTGTATGACTTACATACACTTTCCACCCAAGCCATGTCTCTGCCTGAGGCATCCTTTATAAAGATGTTCTTTCTAACTGCATCATATAAGTCTCTTGCCTTCTCAGGATTTTCTTTTATCTCATGCATTGTCATACCTGTAGCTGATGTTAAATATCTTGCACCAACTCTATGTGCTGATTCCTCGTTACATAAGATAATGCACTTAGCACCTTGATGTGCAAAGCCACCTGTACTTGCAACAAGTGATGCATGAAAGGATGTCTTACCTGTGTTTGGTCTAGCACCTACTTCAATTAAATGTCCTGCACTTACTCCTTCAACTTTTCGTGTCAATGCAGGTATGTTAAATGTCCATTTTGCCTCTAGGCTATTCTTTGATATTAGTGTTTCCAAACTCATGTCATCCCATTCTATATTTAAATTAGGTGTAAAATCATCTGCATATAATTCCAAAATATTTCGTATGGGTTCAAGAGAGGATTTAGTACCATTAACATAGTCAAAGCCAATATTAGCAATATCCTCGCCAACAACTTGTTGAAATAGTTTAGATAATACTTCTTGTGCGACATCTTCTCCAAGAGGTTGCTCCTTTTTTATTTGTGTAAACAAACTTAAGTAGGCTTGTTTCTGTGCAGTAGTCATTGATGGATTGCCTGATATAAATAAGGCTTCAATCTCATCAGGTGTTACTGTTCTCTCATATGTAGACATTGCATTGTCAATAGCTTGTTTAATCTTTCTTACATCTTTGCTAAACAATCTATCAGGACATTTTGCACCTCTGTGTTCATCATAGAACTTTTTGTCCATCAAACTTCTAATTAGTGATAATTCCATGTTGGTTCTCCTTTGGGGTTAGGTTGTGTAAATTATTAAAATCTTCCTCGTTTCTATATTTTAAATCATCCTTTATCTTTAATACTCTTACATCTTTAACATGACCTCTCAACTCTTTTGCAAAGGCTAGTGTCTTGGGCATTGCATCAGGGTCTAAGGCAATTATTGCAGTTGAGAATTGCGATAGGTACTTCTTGTGTTCTTCACTTAATGATGTTCCCAACACAGCTACCCCTACAAAAACATCATTACCTACTACAGAGGCACTTATGCAATCCTCTACTACAACTGCCACACTACCACAACCAAAAGAAAAAGGCAAGTTATTTTTTCCATATCTTTTCCACTTAGGTAATCTAAATGTAGTAGAACGACCAATGGCATCAACAATAAGACCATTGCACTTAATAGGAAAAACTATTCTTTTTTCTTTTATATCGTAGTAGAGAGGTATTCTCTCAAAATCAATGCCATACTCAAGAGCAAAACTTTTAATCTCAGGTCTGTCATTGTGATAAACGACATACTCAGGCATTGTAAATTCTTCTTCTAGTTGTTTAACTAATTGTAAAGAAGATTTGATATCATCAACAGATAAGTGTATTCTCTTTGAACCTGATAAATTGCATGATGCCTTGTAACAGTTCCATAAGAGAGTTCCCATATTGTTAGTTATACTAAAAGTTTTATAACCATTGCAGGATGGACAGTTCATTCTTCTGTTTTCTCCTACACTTAAGTGTATATCACTTATATATGTATATATACTCATATGTGTATCACTTTCTATGTATCATTTAATTGTTAGTATCGTAATTTTTTCTAGTTGTCAAGGCTCTTTTTGCACTTTCATAAGTATTTTTCATGTAAGGCTTAACTGATTGTGGATTTGCATGACCTGTAACTGACATAATCTGACCCATTGATACACCTGCCTCAACCATTTCCGTAGTACCTGTTCTTCTTAAGTCGGCTATTCTAAGCTCATTAGGTAAGCCACAGAGCCTGATAACCCTTCTTGCTACTATAGATAGCCTATGAAGTGAATATGGCTTGTATGAGCCTCTCAGGGTGCTTGGATAGGGTGCGACATATTCTTGAAAGTCGTAGTCGTGTTTCTGTTCCCTTAGCATTTCAAGTAAATCTTCGCTGATTGGTAGGGTAACACTTGCACCTCTCTTAGATTGCTCAAGATTGAGTATTCCCTTATCATAATCTATGTTTTCAAACTTAAGTAACCTCATATCTCCTACTCTTTGACACCATTCATATGCCATTTGTATAATTAAACCTAAACTTCTATATTTAAATTCACTATAACAGTAGTCTAACATCTGTGTTATTTGTTCCCTTGTCCATACAACCTTTCTAGGCTTGGTAACTTTACATTTAAATGTAGAGAAGGGATTGTATTCTGCATATCCCATCTCCATTGCAAAGGAATAAACTTTTCTAGATGTAGCAACCATGTGGTTTGCCATATAGATGCCACGATTTAGCCACACTTCATATGACTGTCTTGCCATAGCACCTGACAGTTTATTCACTTTAGTTGTACAAATAAAATGTCTACCTACTTTTGTCTTTAAAACTGACTCAAGACAATTAGTATAATCTACTTTAGTTTTTACTGCTAACATACTGTAATCGCTAGATTTATAGTATTCGTTAACCAACTCTTGCATTGTCATTTTGTTCATACTAATCCTTTCTAAATTCTACTATGACCCATGCTATAAACATAGGTATGAATGTTATAATGTAGACTGCCCAAACTAGCAGGGAATAAACATTGTGCTTTTTTGAATAGTCTTCCCAAGATAATAATATCATATCATCTTCTTTTTGTTGTTGTTTTGTTTTAGTCATACAACTATAACTCTTGTGTCCAATAACTATATAAATCATTTATTGTTTTATCGTCTGCTTTTTTAATCCATTTCCAAGAATTGTTTGCTAACTTTTCTTGTTCAATAATAAACTTAATTTTATCTTCTTTTGTTATCATAACCCTACTCCCATAAATCCTAGTATGAATGCCATGCAACACATACCAAGTATAAACCAAATTAATTCTTCATTATTCATGTGTCCACTCCTCTTGTTTACAAAATAAATCTATACCAAAGTCATAACCTTGTTTATAGTAATAACTTTCTTGTTTCTCATCTTTTGTGCCATGTAACATAGCATCTGTTACACCATCTTTGAATGCTTTTAATACACCATTTGATTCTATCTTCTTATCTAACTCATGTGCATCTATTAACTTCTGTGCTAATTGGTCTCTTTCTACTGACATTATTTACTCCTTTCTAAATCCCACCTATAAAATATGTGGTCATCTATTCTAGTTATATAAGTCTTTGTTTCTGCCCAACTAGGATTAACATAGTAGGCATGGTAGTGTGTTGCACCCTCAAGATAGGCATCAAGATATCCATAGTAAACACCTTTAGCTACTGATATGGATTCTTCCCATGCATCTTTTTCTTTAGCTACATCACTCTTGCCATCACAATACCAACTGAATTGACATTGATTTCTGATAGGCACAGAGGGTTTCCACTTGTATGTTAATCCTTGTTTAACAACATCACAGACATTGTTTGGATATCGTGGGTCATCCACTCTGTTCATCACAACTTCAGCTACTGCTATCTGACCTGCTAGGCTTTGATTCTTAGCCTCGTGATATACATTGAGTGCTAGACACATTATTGCCTCAGCTATCATGATACTTCTTCCTTTCCATAAATGACTTCTTCAAAGTGTCTGATAAGCATATCTAAACTTTCACAAGCACCTTTATATTCAGCACGAGAATGACTATCGTTACCCTCGTGAAAATCATTCTTAATATCTGTGGCTACATTTTTAATTCTTTTTAATGTAATTACATTTTGAATATATTTATCACTCATGACAACAACTCCATTCCTACTTGTATCATTGCATAAGAATAAAGAATTATGATAACACTCACTAGTACCTTATTCATAAAATCGTTTGAACCATCATTCATTACTCATCTCCTTTCTTTGTATCTATATAAATTCTTATGTGTGATGACTCATTTAGGTTCTGTCCATAGGCAGTTCTTCCTTGTCCCTTGAGTTCATCCTTGATGTGCTGACCTTTTACTCTTATTGTATAGGATTCCTTATTAAGATACTTCTTACAAGTGTCTACAAACTCTTGACCTTCTGTGTCATTAGGTATCTCAGAGAATACATATCTACAACCTTTAACATCAGTTAC